ATCTGGAAGCTATTTGGAGCGCTACGAGGCAAGGGCGGCGGTCAAATCATCCTAACCTTTAACCCTGGCGGTATAGGTCACTCGTGGCTAAAGGCGCTATTTATTAAGCCGGCCCCTAAAGGGATGAAGCTCCTAAAAAAAGACTTACCCAACGGCGCTAGTTTCGATTATATCTATATTCCAAGTAGGGTAACGGATAACCAAATTTTGTTAGCTCGTGACCCTGATTATATTAACCGCTTGCACATGGTAGGAAGTCCCGAACTTGTGCGAGCTTGGCTAGAAGGAGACTTTGAAATCCATGAAGGAAGTTACTTTCCTGAGTTTAGCTCTAAACATATCATTTCTCCTTTCAATGTACCTAAACATTGGCCCCGTTATATGGGTTATGATTGGGGCTATCACTCTCCTTTTGCTGCTGTCTGGGGTGCTGTTAGTTCTGGACGTACTGACGATGGTAAGGAAGTACCATATCCTAAAGGGTCAATTATCATATATCGAGAACTATGGGGCAAAGGAGTTGATAACGTCACTCAAGCCGAACGAATCGCAGCATTATCAGTAGGCGAGAATCCTATCTGCGCCGCTGACCCTAGTATCTTTAATAATCAAGGTGGTCCTACAATTAACGACCAGTTTAATACTGTGTTCGCCAAATATAAGCATCCGTCTTTTAGACAAGCTGATAACGACCGTATTTCAGGTTGGTCACAAATCCGGCAGAGATTGACATCTAACCCACCGCTCATCTATTTCTTTGCCACTTGCCCATATTTGCTAGAGACTTTACCATCTATGTCAATAGACAAACAAAAGCCAGAGGATCTAGATAGCAAGGGTAACGATCACGGTGTCGATGCTTTAAGATACCTCTGCAAGACACGTTTAATTGATTCTAAGTGGGAAGAACCAGAACAAGTATTAAACAGGGGCATGGTTAAACTACAAAGTTATATCTCTAAAGTCAGGGCTAGGAATAAACGACCTCAAATATGAAAAATAAAACTATTCGGCCCTTAGTTAAGAAATATTCGCCTCGCTGGTGGAAATCCCAAATCACTCAAGCCGATAGACGCTACGAAAAGTTCATCAAATCAGCCGAAGAGTCCATTAAGGTATTTAATGGCATTAAAGAGATTGAAACTCTTAAAGATGCTCCCCGTCGTTTGAACGTTTGGTGGTATTGCGTTAATACGCTTCTACCTGCTTACTACAGCTCCACCCCCAAGGCTGAAGTAAACCTGCGTAAACGTGCAGGGGGGCTTTCTTATGAGCTTGGTAGCGTTATCCTTGAGCGCAATACTCAATACTCAATGGATTGCCACTTTAGCTTTGATAAAGTTGGTTACAATGCAGCTTTGCAGTTTCTACTAACCGGCCAAGCTGTATTATGGGCTAGGTACGCTCCAAAGTTTGAGAAAGTATTCCAGGAAATTGCAGTAATTCGTGACCCTAGCGGCGCTCTAATTCAAGGAGATGGCACACCGTATGAAGGAGATACTGAAGGGTTTACTGAAGCGTCTAATGGTATTCTTATCTCTTCCGTTGAGGTGGAGCAAAAAGTCGACGAGAAAGCGATTCTTGAGGTTGTTCAGTTCTCAGACTACCGCTGCTCAGACGCAAGAAATGAAGCCGAAGTCGAATGGCAAGCTAGACGTGCCTTCCTGGATAGGGACCAAGCAACGTCTCTATTTGGCGAAGAAAAAGCGGATAAACTAAACTACGATAGTATCCCTGAGTCCAACAAAAAAGATGCCAGCCGACAAGATGAGAAGTTTGAGGGTAAAGCCGAAATCTGGGAAATCTGGTGCGAAGCTACTAATAAAGTTTACTGGATTCAGACCAATTACGAAGATGTTCTAATCGAAGAGACAGAACCGCCTATCAAGTTTGAGGGCTTTTACCCTTGTTCTGTTATTAGACAAACCCAAGACCCTAACAGTGTAATCCCAGTATCTGATTACTCTCATGTTAAGGACCAAATCCTTGAGGTTGAGCGCCTTACCACTCGTATCCATGCGCTCACTCAGGCAGTACGGCCTAACTTCCTTTACGATGCTGCTATGGGTGACTACCTTGAGCAGTTATTCCAAGATGACCTTAAAGGTATTGGTGTTACCGGCTGGACGGCTAACAAGGGGCGTGGTGGCTTGCAAGGCGGCATGGAGTTCTTGCCAGTTGAGCAGTTTGTAAGCGTACTTAATACGCTACAGCAGAACCGGCAATCAGCTTTGCAACAGCTTTACGAAACACTCAAAGTATCCGATTTATTGCGTGGTACATCTGAGCAATACAAATCAGCAACGGCTAATAGACTTGAAAGCGCTTGGTCATCCCTTGGCTTAATCGTGCGTCAAAACATGTTCTGCAAATTTATCTCTGATGCCATTATGCACCTTGGCACGATTATTGCAGAGCAGTTTGACGAAGAGCGCATTTTAGACGTTGGTGATGCTGATAGACTTATTAGCGAGACTTTACCAACTCCAGCACCGCAACCACAGATGCCGCCACCTCAGCCAGAGGTTCCGCTACCTGGTGAGCCAATGGAAGAGCCGGAAGGTATGCCAGAAATGCCAGAAGGCATGGAAGCTCAAATACCTGGCAATCCAGAAGCGGAGCTTGAGCGTATTGAAGCTGAGATAATTGATATTTTACGAGATAGTAAAGAGCGCAACTACCGCATTCAGATAGCTTCCGACTCTATGGTAGCTATTGATCAGCAACAGCAGCAGCAAGAAGGTACTGTACTAATTCAGGCCGCTGGTGGGTTCTTTGATCAGATGCGTGGCTTAGTAGAGCAATACCCGCCATTAGCTCAGTTTAGCTTATCCTTATTCCAAAACTTTATTAAGCGGTTTAAGGGCGGTAAAGAAATTGACGGATTGTTTAGCAAGGCGCTTAAAGAGATTGAGCAAATCTCCAAAGCTAAAGAAGAGGCAGCCAAACAGCCGCCACCTCCAGATCCTAAGACACTTGAGATTCAAGGTCGTATGCAGATTGCACAGGTCGAGTCGCAAGCTAGGCTTCAAGCTACTCAAATGGAGATGCAAGACAAAGCTGTTAAAAATCAGCTTGCAGCTCAAGAGCAACAGCTTAAAATGCAGCGTGATCAACTTGAGGCACAGCTTCGAGTACAAGAGCAGCAGTTTAAAGAGTACATGGAACAGCAGCGCCTTGCTATTGACCAACAGGAAGTTCAAATCAAAGGACAGGCAGTCCAGGTCGATATGCTTAAAGTTCAGTCAATGGCTCAGACTGAAGCGGATAAGAATCTTATTAAGCAAGAAACTCAGCAGATGTCGCATATCCTTGAGATACAGCGGCTTGAGCTTGAGAACATGCGGATTAAGCTATCTGAGTCAGAAAAGCTAATGGAAGAGCGCAGACTCGCTTCTGAACAAGCATTAGAGCAAGTCAGGTTACGCATGGAGCAGGTTAATACCCCAAGGCTAATGAGCATGGGCGGTATGACAGGCCGCAAGAAGTCAGGCAAGATAATTACTGATGACAACGGCAATCCAACAGCGATTGAGATAACAGAGCAACCAGAAGTAAAGGTACAACGAATAACTTTAGACGAAGAAGGCAACCCTAGCGGGATTGAATTAGAATAATGGCAAACGCACTTTATCCTAAAGCTAAAGAGAAGTTTCTTGATGCTCTAATCGATATGCCAACCGATACTATCAAAATAGCTTTGATAGATACCGGCGTTTACACCTATATCTCAACCGATGAGTTTTGGAGTTCTGCAAGTTCTGCAATAGTAGGGACAGCAGTAACACTAGCGTCAAAGACAATAACTAACGGCGTCTTTGATGCGGCAGATGTAACTTTTACCTCTGTATCCGGCTCTTCGGTTGAAGCTCTTATTATCTACAAAGATACAGGCTCAGCAGCTACATCCCCGCTAATTATGTATCTTGATGTAGCAGCAAGCGGATTACCTGTTACGCCAAACGGTAATAACATTGATGTTCAGTTTAATGCTTCTGGAATCTTTGCACTTTAAAGGAGATTTATGGCCGATAACGTAGGATATACGCCAGGAACAGGGGCAACGATTGCAGCCGATGATATCAGCTCAGTTCTCTATCAGCGAGTTAAGATATCTGCGGGTGCTGACGGAAGTGCTACTGATGTATCTTCTGGAAATCCAATACCAGCCTCAGTGCCAAACGCTAATAGCGTTACCATAATGAGCGTAACAACGGCAGCTACAGGAACAAACTATACTGCATTTAGTTCTCAGACGTGCAATTCACTAGATATAGTTAATACCTCTTCAGTTGCTATTGAGTACCGCAGAGGCGCAACTGGCAACGCTATGACGATTCTTAGCGGCTCTTCTAGGCTTGTAGTTGGAATAACTAACGCCAATCAGATTGATGTTAGGCGAGTAGATACAAGCAATACGCAGATAACTATTCCCGCTGAGGCAATTACAATATGAGTTCTACAGGTACACTAACCAGGCTGCCTGGTGGTGGCCAAATTATTATTCGTGAATATACCTCTTCTGATACTTGGACTAAACAAGCAGGGCTAAAAGCTGTTTATGTTGTTTGTGTCGGAGCTGGTGGAGGTGGTGGTTCTGGGCGAAGGGGCGATGTTGGTACCGCAAGAGTTGGCGGCGCAGGAGGCGGTAGTGGTTCAATAGCTTCTCGTTACATGCTAGCCAATGAGGTTGGCGCTACTGAATCAATTACAGTAGGAGCTGGCGGCACAGGTGGAGCAGCACAAACCGCAGACAATACAGTAGGTAATACTGGTGGCGCAGGCACCAGCTCATCATTTGGTTCGCTTGTTGTTGGACGTCTTGGAGCTGGTGGTCAAGGTGGACAAGCCGGAACAACTAACGGTGGAGCTGGTGGAACTGTTGCATTATCTACACCGCCTCAATATCCAACAGTTGCAGGAGTAACTGGCGCTGCTGGAGGTAACGCTAACGGAACAGCAGCATCTACTGTTTCAATGCAAACTGTAGGAGTTTCTAATGGCGCTGGCGGTGGTGGTATTAACGCTGCATCAAATGCGGTTGGTAGTGGAGGGGCTGGAGGGAGAGCCTACGATATTAACGGGACTCAATCAGCAATTAGGGCTGGTGGAGGTGCTGGAACCGGAAATGCTGGCTCAGACGGTTTAAGCAACGTAGCACTGCAACTGCTTAATGATTATTCAACGTCAGCAAAATTAAGTAATGGTATTGGCACTGGTGGCGCAGGTGGTGGTAGTGGTGATGCTGCTGGAACTATTGCCGGTGGTAAAGGCGGAGATGCAGGCAATTACGGCGCAGGGGGCGGCGGTGGTGGTGGCTCTAGAAATGGCGCAAACTCTGGAGCTGGTGGCAACGGAAGTGGTGGTTTAGTCATTGTTCAGGAGTTCTACTAACGTGCCGTACTACGCAGTTTTCTATCAGCAAAAGTGTGTTGCTAAGATAGTTTGGGATGGCATTTCTCCTTACATTGTACCATTTCTTTACGATGAAATAGTTCCTGATCCAGAAAATCAAATACCAGTACACAATGGAGATGAGCCAGTCTATCCACCTGGGGGCGAGGGAGAAGGTGAATGAGCTTTTTAACACTCCTACAGACTCAGGCCGCTACTCAGACGATAACTCTCAATAGGGTAGAGTCTACTGCTCAAATCTTTTTACCTACGGTAGTTCAGGCTGGTGGCGCTCAGACCATTACACTTAACCGGCTAGAGTCGACCGCACAAATATTCTTACCGACAGTTACACAAGTAGGTAGCGTTCAAACTATAACGCTTAACTTGCTTGGCTCTAGTGCGCAGATATTTTTACCTACTGTTACATCCGTTTCTAGCGTTATTGATACCTCTGATATTACCAGGTATAAGCGCAAACGGTCAGAGTCTAAAGAAGAAGAAGAGATAGCAGCACAGCTATTAAAAGCTAGGCAAAAGCGGCCACAGGTAGAGCAAAAGTCCAGAGAACTACGCAACTGGAAGAAGCTAATTTACGAAGCTATATACGGAGCAAATACCGTAGAAGAGCTAAATGCCATTGATGCAACCAATGTTCCAGCAGACTCGCCTGAAGTAGTAGCTGCAATATTAGCTGAGATAGAAGAGCAAAAAGCACTGCGTAAAGCTGAGATTAAGCTAAAGATGGAAGAGGCGTCCTTACAAGCGGCGCAACTAGAA